CGCGGTCTTTTTCTATATCTACACATTTAGGACTAAGTAAGCATAATCCTTTTTTGATAGTATCTCCTTGACCCAAGGAGACCTATGAAGAAGATCTTATCCCCACTTGCGGTGATTATTTTGACCCTAATGCTTTCCGGCTGTAGTTTTGACGGAAAGTTTCGCTATCCTTGCCAGGATCCTGCAAATTGGGAAAAGGACGAGTGTAAGCCTCCAATTTGCACCGTAAACGGCGCCTGCCCAGATGATCTTGTTGGAGATCTTATAAATCAGGATAACTCAACGGGCGATACCATTGACGAGCCGGTGACTGGAGAGGAGCCACGTGAGTAGACAACGATATTCAGCTGCGGACTTGGACGCGCGACTTAAATTTATCCTAGGAGTTATTCTAGGTCTTATTCTTCTTTGCACAGCGGTAGGAATTCTCTACGCGCTTATATTTGTAACTCAACCTGTTAATGCACAATCTGAAAATGACAAGATGTTCTTTAACGTTTTAGGTTCTATTGCTACATTTATTACCGGAACTCTCGCGGGTATTCTTATTGGATCTAAAGGTGGAGATACTTCAATTGCTACCTCACCTGAAGAGCAACCACCTGCAGTTGTAGAGGAAACTCCAGTTTCACCAACACCAGACGATGCCAAGGCAGCCGCGGAGGCAGAGCCTGTTGTTGAAGGTAAACCAAATTCACAGATGCCAGATGAGCAACCAATTGACAATGACTGGGATAAGGAGGACTAACATGTGCGCAACATGCGGATGTCGTAAGAAGCCAAAACCAAAACCAAAACCACCGAAAGGTAGATAATGGCAGAGCAAGGAACAGCAGCTCGTCTTATTGAAGTTGCCAAAGAAGAGATTGGAACCATCGAAGGTCCTAAGGACAATGAAACGAAGTACGGCAAGTTTACCAAGACAGACTTTCAGCCGTGGTGTGGGTCATTTGTCATGTGGTGCGCTAATGAAGCTGGAGTAAAGGTACCAAATACCGTTTACACTCCTGGTGGTGCAGCTGCGTTTAAGAAAGCTGGTCGCTGGTATGATGCACAAATATGTGACCCAGATCCTGGCGACATTGCGTACTTTGACTTTCCAGGTGACGGTGTTGATAGAATTTCACACGTTGGAATTGTCATCAAGGATAATGAGGACGGAACTGTTTGGTGCATTGAAGGCAATACATCAGGCGATCCTAAGAAAAGCCAGCGTAACGGCGGTGAGGTTGTAAAGAAACTTCGTGCCTACAAGAAGAACAAGGCAAACGTTCAAATCTCGATCGTTGGCTTTGGTCGTCCTAAGTTTAAGGGTGCAGGTGCTTCAGCACCAGTAGCAAAAGCAGAGCCAAAAGCAGACACATCAAACAAGTGTCTCCACTGCGGTAAGGATTTGTAAATGAACCACGACCATACAACTATGGTCTCATCTCCAATTACTGAAATGGAGATTATGTGGGTTCTTATGTTTGCTATGTTTGCTTGGAACCTGCTTATGGTTTATCAGCATAAAAAACTAAAGAAAAAAGTAGAGTGCCATTGCGGTGCTCATCTCTGTGTCAAATGCGAAAGTGGTTCTCATTAAATGTATGAATATCGAGTCAAGAAGGTGCACAAGGTTGTTGATGGAGACACTATCGACGTTGATATTGATCTAGGATTTAATGTCTCCTTTTATCAACGCGTGCGCCTTGCAGGTATTGATACTCCTGAGTCTAGAACTAAGGACGCTTACGAAAAGGAACTTGGTCTCGAGGTAAAGAAGAAACTCGGCGAGTATCTTGCTAATGCCAAGGACATTGTTATTAGAACTGAAAAGCCAGACTCAACTGAGAAGTACGGTCGCATTCTTGGTTGGCTTTACATTGACGGCGCGGACAAGTCGGTCAACGAGGCGCTTATTGCTTCAGGTTATGCCTGGGAGTACATGGGTAATGCTAAGGTTAAGGACTTTGATCTTTTAAAGAAGCGTCGTGAAAAGGCAGCTAAGTAATGCCAGGAACTTTTAAGAAAATACGTAAGCATCCCTTTAATAACACGCAAATTAAAGATGGAAAGATAGTTCGTCTTAACAAGAACGGAACTGTCCGTGCGGTGTTAGACGACTATAAGGTCAATCACAAGAAGTAACTAGGCTCGGCCAAAGTCGTCATCATATCTTATGATGTCATCTTCTCCAAAGTAAGTTCCTGTTTGAATCTCAATAAACACTACATCTGTATCAATAGCCTGTATTCTATGTAAGCTTCCTTTTTCAATTACAATTGTGTCTTCTGGCTTTGCAACGTATGTAGCGTGATTGTTTGTCACGAGTGGATTTCCTGCAACTATAGTCCAATGCTCTTTGCGGTGTTTGTGTGACTGTAGCGACAGTCGTTTGCCAGCATTAACTACTATCTTCTTTACCTTAAAGGTTTCTTCTTCAGCAAGTATTTCGTATGTGCCCCAAGGGCGCTCTTCGATCTTGTTCATAGAATTACTATATCATAGTGCTAACCGCGGCGGACGCTACTCAAGGCATGTCCTAAAGACATACTCGTCTATCAACCTTCCACTCAATGTTTACCCTTCGCCACGGTCAGCTTCATCTATGAAGATGGAGTGGATGGCAGTTGTACGTCATGCCCAGGACGGTCACTTGCTCTCTCAGACTTACATGCGCTAACTGCTCGCCTTACATGCTGGGCACAAGCTTAATGCTATTATATCAGGATTGAATTTATTGGTTCTTTAGGGTACTAATCCAGTCAACTATTGCCTCAAGCGAGAGGTCCATCATTCCGTCCTCGCCAAGAAGCTCTTCAAGACGTTCTATAACTGGAGCAAGTTCCTCCTTGGTAAGACCTGTTTCTCGAGCAATATACTCCTCCATAAGTCTCATCAAGTCACCTAAGAAGTCCAACGGCACAAGTGCCAGTCTTTCCTCCTCAAGGAACTTATTTAGAGCATCATCATCTCGACCGTACTCAGGATCTAGGTCCTCTTCATCGAACATGTGTCAATACTATCTTACAATACTTGCGGTGACAAAAGCAAATAAAGAAAGGCAGCCATCTCTGACTGCCTTTTCCTTTTACTTCTATTATTACTCGGTTACCTCAACCCAAGAGGTTGAAGCCTCGTCCCAGGTGTACATCTTACCGTCTGTAGGATACGGGACTGGCGCTTCCCAAAGACAGCTGCTCTCATTTAATACCCATGAATTAAAGGGTTTTGGCGGAATGAACGCATCGCGTGCTGCGTCATACGTGTATCCAATTCCTGCGTAATTCTTACGTAGTGGAGTTCCACCTTCGGAGTGAACGCCTCCCCGTGTGTTGTAACTCGTCTTAACCCATGTTCCACCAAGGTTATCTATTAACCACTGGTAGCCTTCGTCTGGGTCACTATTCGAGCCAACGAGAACTCGCAAAACGACGTTACCTCCGTCTAGTTCTGCCCAGTGTGCCATTTTTTCTCCTTGTAGTCTAGCCGACCTGCGGTGATAATTTTATATCAAAACTTATAGGGTGATTACTACCCTTTATCCTTGATGCCGTTAAATAGCGGAATGGAATCTGCCAAGGCAACCGTTCTCTTTGTCACATATCCGCCCTGCTTTTCCAACTGCTCGCGGGCGCTCTTTTCGTCCTCGCCCAAAACCTGAATAAGCATTGTCACCTCGTAGGTGTAGCAGTGCGTGGTATTTGCCTTCTTACTTTCCTTATCTGGTAGCTTGTTTGCCATATCTCTCCTTTGTGGAAAGACATCATAACACATTTAGAACGTAATTGAACCGCTTGCTGTCCATTGATAAATTCTGTAACCACCAGAAGTTGTAATTGTTGGAGACCCAGTAGTAGATGTTGCCAAAGGATAAGTATCAGCATAACGGATTGCTACAAATCCAGAACCGCCATTACCACCTGTAGAATTTCCATTTGCTACAGCACCACCACCACCGCCATCTCCACCGCCTCCGCCGCCACCCGCTACAACTAGGTATTCAACATTAGGCGTGACAGCTACAGTGTATCCAGACGCAACAGTACCAAGAATTCTTGCCATAGGATAATTGTATCCCACTTGAAAGTAGTTGAAAGTCAAACTAAGTTACTTCTAAGTAAGGCGTCAAGAAGTCCTACTAAGAAGTCTCCAGCTTATGATAGATTATGACCATACAGGTAAGGTAGGGGAAAATGTCAGCTGGCGTTCATAACATCAAAGCCGAGAAGGGCGCTACCTTCTCTCAGATCTTCACCTGGAAGATCGACTCAAACGCGGTCAACCTAACAAGCTACACCGCCCGCATGAAGGTCCGTGACCCTAAGAGGGCACCCAGCGTAAACCAAATCCTTTCTCTAACATCCGCTGCGGGAGGAGGGATTACATTAGGCGGAGCCGCTGGAACAATCACGGCAACAATTGCAGCAACAACTATGGACAACATCGTCGCAGGAAAATATGTCTACGATCTTGAGCTCGAGGCTTCAAATGGCACGGTAACACGTCTTCTCAAAGGATCATTCACCGTTTATGACGAGGTGACATATTGACAGATCCTACAAGTATTGTTTATATCACCGACCCCTTAACAACTGTCACAGTAGACGAGGCTCCTGAAAACCTAGTTGAGGTTTCATTAACTGAAACAACTGTCACGGCTCTAACTGAGTCTGACATCTTAGTTGAGACAAACACGTCTCCAATTTCTGTTGTTGTAGTTGCTGAGCCACTTATCACAGTTGAAACAACTACAAATGACGTTGAGGTAGTTATATCAAACCTGCAAGGTCCTCAAGGTGGTGTTGGTCCTACAGGTGTAACAGGCCCAACCGGTGTTCAAGGAGTAACGGGTCCCGCTGGCGCTCCTACCGGAGCAACTGGCTCGACAGGTAACACCGGTCCAACCGGCGAGCAAGGAAATACCGGAGCTGTTGGTCAAACTGGCAACACCGGTGCAGTTGGTTCAATTGGTCTTCAAGGCAACACCGGTAACACTGGTAACACTGGTCTAACAGGCATAACAGGTGTAACAGGTCTACAAGGAGACCAAGGTCCACAAGGCATAACTGGTAATACTGGTGTAACTGGTTTACAAGGAAACACTGGTAATACTGGTGTAACTGGTTTACAAGGTATTCAAGGTATAACAGGCGCAACAGGAAGTACTGGGTCTCAAGGAAACACTGGCGTCACTGGCGCTCAAGGCGAGCAAGGTATTCAAGGTGTAACAGGGCAAACAGGTTTAACTGGCAACACTGGCGCAGTTGGAAATACTGGCGCTATTGGACAAACAGGAAGTATAGGAGCTACAGGTGCACAAGGACAAACTGGATCTACAGGTATTACTGGAAGCACAGGCGCAACGGGAGCAGTTGGACAAACTGGAGTTACGGGAGATGTGGGAGCAGTTGGACAAACTGGTTCCACCGGACCTACAGGAGTAACTGGTCAAACAGGCGCAACTGGTTTACAAGGTATTACAGGTGAAGTTGGAAATACTGGCAGTACAGGTGCGCAAGGTAATACTGGTGCAGTTGGTACCACTGGTGCAGTTGGTAATACTGGTGCAACAGGAGAACAAGGTAATACTGGTGCAGTTGGGCAGACAGGTGTAACAGGCCCAACAGGAGAACAAGGTGAAGTTGGTTTTACTGGGCCAATAGGACAGACAGGAAGTCAAGGAGTCACTGGTGTTACTGGCACAACAGGTTTACAAGGTATTACTGGAAACACAGGTCTTACAGGCGTAACAGGAGAGCAAGGTGCAACTGGTAATACTGGTGCAACAGGTCTTACCGGTGTAACTGGCTCAACAGGTCCTACTGGTGATGATGGACAATTTAGCGTCGTTGATGCAGTTCCGCCAACTGCGGCTGAAAGTGGAGATGCCTGGTTTAACGCAAGTGACGGAACAGTTTATGTTTACTATGATGGTTATTGGATTGAGGCGGTAGGCGGAAATCGCGGACCTACTGGAGCTACAGGTACAATCTCGATAGTTACAGCTCCAACCTCGCCAGGCTCAATAGGTATAACTGGTCAAGCCGCCTATGACGTTTCGTATCTTTACCTTTGCGTTGCAACTGATACCTGGATACGCGTAGCGCGTATTTCCTGGTAGTTTATCTCTAATTACCTATAAAATCCTGATACATTTTCCGCGTACACTCTTGACCGAAAGGGTGTACAACACGCATACCAAATGTATGATTGCAAAGATTGTACATTAGAACGGAGAAAGTACAATTTCTGACAAAAATGTACATGCACTTTTATACGCTCGAGTGTCCACTTCTGCCCAGGCTACCGAAGGTATCTCGCTTGATGCTCAGGAGCGCTCGTTGATCTCAGCTGCCCAGGCAGCAGGGTTTACTAGCTACGAGCTTTTACGCGAGGAAGGCAGATCAGGTAAGTCTATTAAAGGCAGGCCAGTCCTTAAGGAAGCACTTACCCGTCTTGCAAGTGGTAAGGCTGATGCTCTATTCGTTACCCGTATAGATCGCCTGGCAAGGTCTACACAAGACTTTCTTACGATAGTTGACCACGCGCACCAAAATAACTGGAGACTGGTCCTATTGGATCTTAACCTCGATACCTCGTCCTATCAGGGACGATTTGTTGTCACAATTATGTCTGCCTTGGCTGAGATGGAACGCGCCATCATAGCAGAGCGGCAAAAGGATATTCACCATGACCGTCGCAAGCAAGGCCTTGTGTGGGGTAAGGATCTTGGACCTAAAAAGCGCATCTTACAGGAAACTATTGATCTAATCATCAAACGTCGCGAGGCTGGACTATCAATGCATGCCATCGCAAAAGAGCTTAACTCAAAAGGTATCTTGTCGGGATACGGCAGCAAGTGGACCGCGTCAAGTATTAAGTACGTTCTTGACCGCAAGTAGATCTTTCCATCTCGGTATAGAATAAATCAATGGCGCGCTTACTTGGTATTGCATCATCGCATGGACTATCATCGCGCACTGTTCTTGCTCCAATTGCACCTATATCAGTAAATGGTGCTGGATATTTGGCAAGTCCGAGGAAAGATGGCGTTGGATACGCAAGTGCAAGAATTGAAAAATTTAACTTCGTTACCGAGTCAAGAACGACAATCTCTGCAACTATGCCAGACACTAGAGGCGCAATGGCAGGAATAGGAGATGCAACCACAGCAGGATATTTTGCCGGTGGTATTAACTACCCTAGCGTCTACAACACTACACAAAAATTAACGTACTCTGGAGAAACAAGAAGTGAAATAGGCAGTACTTTTACTACTGCTCGTTTTAACAATAAAGGCTTTGGCAACAGTTCAGGAACAAATGGATATATGGCTGGAGGTCAAGACTTAAGTAGTTTTTACACTACTACAAGAAAATTAGCTTTTTCAAACGATACTTGGAGTGATGTAAGCGCAATTTTATCTAGTAATAGATCTGGAGCTGGCACGGCATCTAACCCTACGATGGCAGGGTACTTTGCTGGAGGATATAACGGCTCGGCCACAACAAGCAGTATTGATAAGCTTTCATTTAATGGAGAAGTAATGTCAACGCTATCTGCAACACTTCCAGTGGCGTTTGACAACGCTGGAATGATGAGTAATACTTCTTATGCTGGATATGTTGTTGGAGGAAACTTAACTGCAATATATAAAATTGCGTATCCAACTGAAACTGTATCTACTTTAAGTGCGACTATGCCGTACAAAAACACTTTTTCAGCTTATTGGAGCTGTCCTACTAACTACGCTGCCGTTGCAGGAGCGCGTCTTGACCCGTATCCAAACGTCTCTAACGCTATTCAAAAAATTGACTATAACACAGAAACTAGAAGTACATTTGGAGCGACACTAGAAGCGGGCGGAGAAACAAGTAACTACGGTGTGTCAAACGCCTTACTTGGCGCATAATGAGTAGTTTAATTCCGTTGGAGCCAAATCATCCTATTTTTGATGCTTTAATGGAAATACAAAAACCAAGGTCAAAGTTTCAGCTAGAAGCTTTTGTTGCAGGTCAGCACGATACAGACGAGCAAAGATATAAGCAAGTATTACTCGAAATACAGTCTTTGATTTATTCCATAAAACATGCAGCATTAGACATAAAAAAGATGAAAATAGAAGCCGATAGACTTCGTGCTACCGGTGATGAAATAGACGCTATAGAGGCAGAAAAGAAAGAATTATCTATAGAACAAAGTAGCCTTATTTTTAAGGGGGCACAGAGAGAACTTGCAGACTTAATAGAAATGTGGGAAGCTTTTCCTCATAAATACACTTATGAAGAAATTGAAAAAAATCAACCTGTATATTGGGAATCTAGATTAGTCCGTCAAGCACAGCTAGAGGCAATAGGATCTCAAGGGAAGATTGGGTGGGCTGCATTAGACTCGTTAAGACAAATAGGCAAGCTAAACGTGGAAGAAGAAGTACTAAATATGCTTGAGCAACAGAAGGAGCTATGATGTCCGTTGAGTATCCAATGAGTGGCAACATTATAGGAAAAAATCCTATAGTCTACAAAGGTAACGAATTTATATGGAATGAAGAGCTAAATCAGTGGGAGCTAGTTAAAAAGTAGCTAATTATCTGTTTAATTAAAAATAAATATAAAAGTACTAAGTAATTAAACGAGCCAGACAAGCAAGGATAGGTACCTGCTGTCTGGCTCAAGTTTTAGCATCTCTCCCCTGACAAGCTAAAACGTCTTACTACTATATAACTAAACTCGAGTCTTGTAAATATTAGCGAGCAAACCTTGCCGCGACTCCCCAGTCTACCTCGCCTGACGGGACCGCTCTTGGAACTAGCGCTCGTCCTTGAATCTCGGCCTTTGAGCCTAAACCTGTAACTGCCATACCTCTATCGCTTATCTTGCGTTGAAATGCAATCTGCGTCATTGGGCGCTCGCCACGTTCCTCGGACCATGCGCGATACACTGCGTATAAAGCCTTAACTGGCAAGCTAGTACCTTCTGCCTCCTTGGTTTCCTCGTTTAGGAAGATACCAATGCGATCCTCGTTCTTCTTGTACATTTCACTTGCCTCGGAAACTGCCTTACATGTTCCAAGTGCGTCGCGCGCAGAGGACCCAAGCAGTTTAATTGCGCCCTCAACCGCCCATGATAGAACAGCAGGAAGAGCTCCCTCAGGATCAAAGATGTAGTGTTTTAACTCTGGATCTGGATTTTCAGGAACATTTAGTAGTGGCACAGGACGAATACGACGCCACATTGCGTCATCGTTAATGATTGGTCTGTGATTCGTAGTTACCCACAACTTAGCGCGACTTGAAAACGTAAACGGTTTTTCTCCAGGCGAGCGCGCGGAGATTTCACTTGAGCCAGTAAGTTTCTTAACTGAGTTTTCCTTAAGTCTTTCAGACTCTGGTAATTCGTCAACCCAAACAAGACGACGACCACGCAACTCTGCCCAGTGATAAAGATCTGAGCTTGATGACATGCCATCACCTTGAGCAAGAATAGATGAGTCCAATGGCCATGCGTATTGTTGTGTTCCCATAGCTTTAACTAAAGCTTCAACCATTGTGTTTTTACCAGAGCCAGATGGGCCATAAACTAAAAACATTACGTCATAAGTTCTTAAACCTGTAAGCGAGTAGCCTGCTGCACGTTGTAACCACTCCTGAAGCTCGCGATCTCCTCCTGTTGCAAAGTCCAAGAATTGTTCCCACTTAACGTTTCTCATTCCTGGTGTGTATGCAACTGGCGCTCGTCGCGTGATGTACAAATCAGGACGGCCTTTAAGAAGCTCGCCCGTGCGAAGATCTATAACACCGTTTGCAACACCAAGCAGTGTTTCGTCTGAATCCCAGTTTTCTACACCGACAAGTACCCGCGGATCGGACGTTGCGTTTTCAATTGAGCCTGCGATACGTGAATTTGACTTTGCCTGCAATGCCCAACGCATAACCTCGGCTTGCTTATCTGCATCTTCATAGTTTACAACCTCTGATGCAATGACTGGTGATAGCTTCTTTGCAAGTTCCTGCATCTCTAAGTTTTCAACGTCAGGTTTCCAGTATCCACCGTCCCAATGAAACCAGCCAAGGCCAGGTGTGTAACGTATTGCTGGACCAAACGAATCTACAAGACGACGACCATTACCTGTATCAGTTAATGTTCTTTTACCAGGTTCGCCACCTTCGTTATCATTTACAGAGTCAACGTCGCGCGGGACGTCAATCTTTGTAAGATCAGACGCACTTGAAATTGAGTCACCGTCAGATATAGACTGATAGACACTTCCTCCAATGGTTCCTGGCATCTTATATGTCTCTGTTGATTCAACTGCCTTTTGAGCTGCCTTTGTAAGCTTATCACGAGTTTCCTCTTGAGATTTTTGTGCCCACTCATTAAGTCCTGGCCAAAGTCGTTCAGTCTTTGGATTGTCAATAACAAATGTAATAGCACGACGAACGTGCATTAACAATCCTCCAGGCCCTTCAAGCTCTAGCGGAGGCCTAACCTTTTCTGCGTTAAATCGAATCATCATTGTTTCAACTGCAAGGCGTCCTGCCTCAGTGTTTACTGGAAACTTATTTGCAAGAGCACAGGACATGCGAAATATGTCTACCGCGCGTGATCCCTCTTCAATTCCTTCTTCAAGAAGCTTATCAACGTCAACGCGCTCGCCACCAAAATCTAAATTATCTAAGAAACTCCAGTCACCTTCACCTAAGGAATTTGCAGAGCGTCTGCCTTTCTTACGAAGAGAGACAAGTAACTCCTCAGGAGCCTGTGCCATTTCAATTTCCCAAGGCGCCTTTCCTGCAACCCAGTCATAACACACACCTGAAAAATGTCTTGATGGAGCAATTAAGACATACCCGTTGTGCTTAATATCAATTCCATTAAGACCAGATTTTTTAAGATTTCCAACAAGCGCTTCGTTTTCATCACACTTGTAAAATAAGTGACGACCTCTTAAAACTTTTCCGCCACCAGTTGTGTACTCACCTGTAATTGCCTCAACGGTTGGAGGAAGCGCACCTTCTACAAGTTGTTCAAACTTTTCAAATGAATCAGGCCCACCAGAGCGCGGATCAATGTCAATTACAAAGAATCCACTTGATTTACACATTACACCAATGTTCATCTGTGAATCTTTTTCCCACCACTTATTTACAGTGTCAGGATCACTAGTTGCAAACTTGTTCCATTCAGGAAGTGATGGGTGTTTGCCAACATCCTTTGGCTCGGAGTGAGTTCCTCCACAGGTGCAACGTCCACCAACAATTCCATAGCAAGGTAAAAGCTGCCAACCATTTTTAGCGTACCACGTCGCGGCAGGTCCTAGGCGCCCTTCTGCTGATTCCCAGCTACTCATAGAGACACCTCGGCTAACATCCTTTTGTCGCTCTCCTATCAAAAACTATTACGTAACAACACTTTATTGTGAATTTCTAATCATATCACTTTTTTGTTGTAGTTGTTATCGGGCGACTATAAACGGTCTGTATTCATAAGTACACCACATTTATAATCTTTTATAAACTCAACTATATTGATATACAATTAACTATTGCTTACGGCTGGAAAGGTCAATAATTATGCAGGATTTTATTTCACAATTTGGCATGATTGTGGCCCTTATCGGCGGAGCTTCCGCGATAGCTGGTCTTCTTTTTACCCTATATAAGGTGGTTAAAAGAATTGACGCGGCAATTGGCATAGACGACGCAGGAAGAACGATCTCAGACCGCATGGACCGCGTTGAATATCAACTTTGGGAAAACGGCGGCGAGTCCCTAAAGGATCAAGTTAACCAAATCGAGAAGCATGCAATTCAAACTGCAACCGAGGTAAGTTTTATCAAGCAGGTACTGTTGCAGCTGCTTCAAATGCCAGATATGCAGCCTCCTAGCCCAGAAACTCCAAAAACACGTAAAAAGAAAACAAAAGCTGCTTAAAGTAAAGCAGTTTTACTTTTATCCTGTTTTTCATATTAAAGTACCTTAGCATAGAGGTTGAAGGTAACGATACCAGCAAGATTGATAAAAACTTTTTTGCTTAAGTTGTTTACTATTCTCGAGTTATAGTTTATAGTATCTCCTAACACGCCACTTCTCACCAGCGTGTAACTGGAGACAACATGTCACTGTCGAACCGACTGCAGGAGGCCGCAAGCTCAAATCGCCCTGGATTACCTTGTCGTTTAGGATCATTGATGCGAGGAGACGAGCTTCCTAAAAACGAAAAAGAGTATCTTGAAAAAATTTTAGACGTAGAGCTTGGAGACCCAAAGCGGATTCCAACCACTGCGATTGCTGAAGCCTTAAAACAGGAAGGTTACATAATTAGTGTAGCCGCGGTTCAACGTCATCGCCGCAAGCAGTGTCGCTGTTACGGATCAAGTCCTAAGTACTCCAAAGGAATAGGTAGATGACATTTTCTGAGAAGTTAAACGAACTTCTTTCAAGTCCAACAAGCGGATTTGCTCAACGAGCTCGCCCTACCTATCCAACAGGTTGGGAGCCTGGAGTTCTTCATGAGGAAGACGGAAATGTTATCGTCACAACAGATCTTGTTCCAAAGATTGACGACGAGGACTCGTGGAAGGCAGCGGTACAAGCCTTAGGAGTTCAAGTCCCAGAAGGTTGGACTGTTCGTCTTTATGAGGC